CGGGGGCCAAGCCCCTGCTCTGCTGCCACGGTATTGCTACCGCACCACCGGAGAACCGGCAGTCCCTCTCCACTAGCCGTCGCTAGCATCCACTGTTAGCGCGTAACAGTACGCCAAGAACGTCGGAGGATTACTCGCCCGTGGGTTGGGGCGATGTGGTCCGGTCGGTCACCGCAACCCTGAGTAAGGTTACGGAGCAGCCGGCTCCAACCGTCGAGAGTAGTCAGCCGGGACCGTTTTTCAACGGCCCAGACTTTCATCTCAAGACGTTGGAGTCGCGAGTTCCACCGCCATCGGGTATAATCCCGAGAGAGGAGGAATGCCGTGGCGCTACCGCCATGGCACAACCTGTGTAGGTATCCACACCCAGCGAGACCATACGGCAAATCACCGTACAGTCTCTCCAGTGTGGTATACAGGTAGTTCGCGGCCTGCGAGTACCCCGCCTGATCAAGCCTGTCGGCCAAATCATTCAGGGAGCTCGAAAGCGCACCATCAGTCCGCCGTGTCGGAGGAAGCTTCTTCATTCGAACCGGAGTAACGTCGAAACCGTGGTAGGCGTCGACGCCACATGACTCTCGGAAGAAGCCGGTGACAAACGACTTGTGCCGGTTAACCAAAAGGCCAACCGACTCAAGAGCGTCCATTACGCAGGAGGCGTGTGCCGAAGGGACAATTAAATCATCCCCGTACACAAAGACGTTCCTGCGCACCAGCTGGCGCCTCCCTGGTTCCTTTAGGGAGATAGCAGCGACCGCGATACACCAAAAGATTGCGGCCTCCACAGGGAAGGTAGTTGCCGACCCCATGGAGCTTAGCTTGCTTAAGGTGAGAACCCTCCCGGATGGGAGTACGGTCGCCTCTGAACGGGTCGAGTTGATTAGGCCAAACCAGTCCGGGGGCAGAATTGCCTCCGCAAGGGCCAGGCTGACTCGGTCCGACGCGTCCTTCATGTCCAGCGTAGCATAGTCCCGGGTGATAGAGGAACTCATCGCCAGCCGTTGGTTAACGGTCTGGTCAACAAAGTTAATCCGGAACCCGGTGTTAAACTCAAGTCTGGGCACTATGGCCTCTCGGATCGCTTGTTGGAGCCATTGAAGCTCCTTCGGTTCGATAGCAATCACGCGAGGTCCACGAGAGTCCTTCGGAACAAAGGCGATACGCGAGACCGTCGTCTCGTCAGAGCACCACAGTTCTTCGGACTTACGATGTTCGGGCCCCACATGGAATAGGGGCCAAAACCCACGGAGGATTGATTTCAGAGGTAGTGGATCGAACTGCCACTTTTCCTCATCTACCTCACCACCGGCCACCGCTCCCGGACCATGCCGAGGTTTGAACTCCTCGACAGGGGGCACGTCGCCGAAGATCCGCATGCATTCATAAGCAGCGGTCTCGACAAGATCGTTGGCAGCTATGCTTGTGGGCAGGGATAGATCCGTAGAGACGAATGCGTCTTCGTATAACGCTTCCACCTCGGAATCATACCCAACATCCAGTTTGTATGCAAAGTAGCATACGGTTCGGATGTGCTTAAGAGCGAGTCCAACGATCGCAGCATTCTCTGCCGTGACGGGAACGAGAGTTCCATCGTCCTTGAAGACGTACCGAAGAACGTCCTGCATAAAAGCAGGTAGTTCGCTCTCATGCGCATGGCCGAAGCCAGGCACCGGGAGTAGTTGGCCCGTCTCAAGCGCCGTGTCGACCGCTTTTCCAAGGCGGGGAAGGACAACGGTGACGAATGGCAAGCCCTCCGACTGCAGCCGCCGTGAGGCGGTATCACAGTCGTGATGGAGAGAGTGCCTTGGAATACTCACTGGACACTCCGACATGATAAGACCCTGGAGGGCCACCACGTGGCCTAGGACGTTTAAGGGGGCGGTGTTCTGCACCTGTCCCTCCTATCCAGTCCGAAGCGGGATCGGCTAACGAATGCCATCCGCCAAGTTTGCCAGGGCCAGTGCGAAATCGGCGACCGGGATGATGTCGGTAAGGAGCGCAGCCTCGCCGGATGCAGCAGTCGTTGTAAACTGCTGACCGGAGAGATACTGGAGCTCCCAGCCGAGATGGATCCGAACGCGCTCGCACAGGGTAGCGAACGTGAGGCTGGCCTCCTCAACGGCGCCGAAAGGCACGTTGATTGAGACAGTGGTCGCGGTCACGGGCGGCGGCCCCCAGATGGCGTCCTGACTCGATGTCTCGTTGACCGTAACGGTCAATCGGAACACAGAGTACTTACGGGCGCCGGAGGGAGCGAGGACATCACCTCTGATGTCCATGGTGATGGGCAGACCATTGCTGGTCGAACCAACCACCTTCCGCCGGTAGATGTTGTTGCCAACGACACCGGGAACCAGGACCAGCGCTGAAGTTGGCGCTGTAGAATCCCCCGGGGGGAGATCCGTGAGCGTCATAGACGCTTCGTACATTGCGGACTCCTATCTATATTAATGACTTGCGCCTAATGCGAGAGCCAGACCAAGTTCGGCTTGCCCAGCCGTAAGGGGCCAATTGAACGGAAAATCGGGAAAGACGATGTCGCGAGTGAACTCGCGCAC